CTCTCCTATTAAAAAGGGGTTTAAGGGGATATCATCCCCTTTTAATTGAACCTCACAATTATCTCAACATTTTCTTTTTTTATACTACGTGTTGCGGAAATAGATAATTCTTCTCTCGTTTTTCTAGTCTTGGATTTAGAATTCTCAAGTTTTCTTTTTGCAGTGCTATTGTAATTATTCATATCTTTCTCAATTATAGACATATTATTTTCAACAAATTCCAAAATTTCATTATCTAGAGCCCACTTAAAAAAATTTAGTTGCCCTATTGTTGTCTGTATAAAACTATTATTCTTATAAGGTATGTTTATCCTATCCCAACGACAAAAAGGGTCAAACCTCTTTTTACTATATGCCTTAAGTTTTAGTTTATAATCCATATATACTTTGAACCGCTTAACATCCCTATTTTCACTTTCCATTGTATCGCCATTATTTGCGGTGTTCCCACTCACTCCACCAGCATTTATATTATAAATAACAAAATTCTTCTTAGCGTAATTTGTAACAAACCAATCAATAATCCTTATTGATGTTAATGATTGACCATTAATAATTGGTATTATCTTCTCTAATAACTCATAATTATTCTTTCCATAATATTTTAATAAGTTATTTAATAACAACTCATTTTGAGTAGTATATAATCTATTCATTTTATATATAAGTATTTTTCAACTATAATATTTAAATTGTTATAACGAATATAAATATAGATATATTTGAGTGGGTATAATATCCCTAAATTAATTATAATTGGAATCCTTAGGTCTTAAAAATTCGTCTTCCGTATTGAGGTGATCAATATAATTCCCATTAGTAACAAAGGGATTAATGTTCTTTTGAATAACCATATGACGATTTGATAATTTCTCATTTTGTTCTTCTCTATGTTTTGTGCGTTGCGTGAATACCTCTTTATTTAAATGTCCACCATTAATACCTTGTCTAATATCTGGCTTATTTTGTCCCTCATTATAATATAAATTTTCCCCTATATGATTAAAATCATTTATTGTTCCTAGTTCTTGTCCACCATTATCAATCACTTTATTATATTCAGTATTACTTACATTATCTTCTTTAACAATAACAGCTCTCTTAATACTTCTCTCATTGATAGAACCATTACTCCATTTTAATTGTATCATTGATATATTTTTATTATATGATATAATTTTTTTATTATTTAAATTTAATTAACCACATATTATCCCTTCTTTATAATTTTCATTTGTTTTGTGAATCTAAAATTATCATCATTCATACGTCTCTTTTGTAAATTACATGATAAACAAGATATAACACAATTATTCTTATGATGTCCTATATTATTATCAATCCTGTCTAGCGTCCATTGATTTGGATCCCTATATTCAGTATATAAAATATATACAATCTTCCTACAATAACTACAAATAAGACATGAATTGGCTAATAATTCAACTGTATCGCGGAGAGAAATAATCAAGTCACTGGTATATATTTTTTTATTCTTGTCTTGTTGTCCATATCCACAAATTTTATTTTTTATTTCTTTTAATACAATATTATAAATTCTAGATTTTGGTATGCTTTTTTTATTATTTATTTCTACAGAACCAATTATATTATCTAGTTGTAAATTATAGGTTTCGTCTTCCATATCTTCTTCTTCATGGCATTCATAATATATTAATTCATCGTCATCTATATTTCCTATAATATCACAGTCAGTATTATTAATGACATCTATAATTTCTTTCTGCGTATTGTGTGAAATTATACTATGTAACCTTTCTTTTTTAAAAGGTAAATCCCATACGTTAATTATATCCCTGTATTGGATCTTTTTATTAATCTTACTGATTGTGGTTTTATTCGTTAATACTACGGTTTTTTTCATATATATATTAATATATTTATACCTTTTACTTAATATATTAATATATTATAACGAGTTAAACCTAACACATGTATTATATATAATATGACACAATGCAACGAATTACGCAATATAGAATATCAAACGATGTTATTAAATAATAAGCACACTGATAAAGATAAGGGTGTTTTAAATATTCAACAAGATAATGTAACAAAAAATAATATAGATAACATCTTAGAAATGGAACAAACAACAACTATAACACAGAAACCGTGGAACAAACTAGAAAAGATGTATAAAATACAGAAACTAAATGAATATGCTGAGATTTTTGGAGAGAAAGAAGGTTTAACACTTGATAAGATTGAAGAATTAAAAGATTATTTATTGAATTCTTTAAATAGAAAGAGGTTCCAACGAGTAAAAGAAATAAGTTATGATAAAGAAAAGAGTGTAATCAAATCTATAATTGGATTACAAATAAATAGTGAGAAAAAATTCACTCTTAAGCAAACTGATCATAAGAAAACCTCTACATTGAAAAATTTACCAAAAAGGAGAAAGGTCACTAAGGATATACTTAAAAGTAAATTAACAGGAGATAATTCAAAATTAGCATAATTATTTATTGCCTTTAATAAATATAACACATGTAGGAGTTTAATAAATATATTATATAGTATAAAATTGATTACTAAATAATATAATAATGATATAGAGATATTAAAATACAACCATATAAAACTGACATTTATGAATACTGAACTATATAAACGATTTCGTGAGTTCGCAACAAAAAATATCGAAAAAAGCGAAAACTTACAGAAATTAATTAATGATGATTATCCATTTTCAAAAACTAATAACAAAGATAAAAAAAATAAGATATATAGAAATATTAGAAATAAAAAAGACCCACTAAGACCATATTATAATGGATATATAGATGAAATTAAAAATGATATGGAGATTAAAAATGGAGGTGATGATGAAACTAATAACCCAGGTATAATCATAGAGAGAAACATTAGAGGCGATTCAAAAATACTATTAGAGGCAGGAATTGATGAATCGGGCAGAGGACCCATGTTTGGTAGGGTATATGTTGCTTGTGTTATTTTACCACGTGATAATTTTAATTTCTCTCTTATGAAAGATAGTAAACGCTTCTCATCTAATAAAAAAATAACAGAAGCATATAATTATATAATAGAGAATTGTATTGATTATTCAATATCTTATATGGATGAAAAGGACATTGATAAAATTAATATCCGTGAAGCAACATTATCGTGTATGCATGAATGTATTGAAACAATAGAGATTAAACCGGAGTTTCTATTAATAGATGGATGTGATTTTAGGGAATATAAAGGAATACCATATGAATGTATAGAAGGTGGTGATAACTGGTATTGTAGTATAGCGGCTGCAAGTATCCTGGCGAAAGTATCGAGAGATAAATATATTGAAAAAATATGCGAAGATAATCCAGAATTAGATGAAAAATATGGATTACTTAAAAACAAAGGGTATGGCACAAAAAAACACATAGATGGACTTAAGAAATATGGATTAACACAATGGCATAGGAAAACGTTTGGTATTTGTAAAACGCTATAATTAACAGAAATATCATTTCATATCGTGTTCCTTTATATCACGTATTATTGTATGTTCTAAATTTAATGTTGGTAATGCTGCTTCTTGAAATCTGATAACGGGTATTCGTATAGCCTTTATTGTTGATATTTTAAACGTATCGTATTCTTTTATTAAATATTTTAAAAATGGGCTTTTACGTGTCCTATGAAATTTGCGAATTACATCATTTATAATATTGTCATATACTTTTTCGTTCTCATCACTACTGTTCTCATAACAACACCTTAATTTACCTAACAAAAAAAAATTAGTATATTCTCTCATCCCAAAACAACTTCTGGTACCTCTACCATACCGTTGTTTTGATTTATTTACACCCTTTTTTAATTGTTTTTTAGATTTTATATTTACACCTTTTTTAATTGTTTTTGTTCTTATATTTATCTTCTTCATCCCCGAAATGTTTGGTGTTTTTGACTTATTCGTTTTTGCTCTTATCTTTTTTATTGTATTTTTCACTTTCCCACCTTTCATTGTTTGTCTAGTAACAACCATATATATAATTACTCTATTTATAAAATTAAAGATAAAGTAATTAATAATCTTACAAATAGTTTTTATCTCGAACGAACTTGTTATATTAAATTTTTCTAATTCTTTATGCGTGTTATTGTCGGATATATTTTACATTTTTATGGAACATATTAACTCCTATAATAAAAAATTGATTTAACGAACACCAATATAAAATATCATCAAATATAAATAATTACTAGAATAATGGATTTCACACAAAATAAATTATCCAAGATGGAATGGGAATCGTTGGAGATCCCAGTTCAAGAAAAGGAGAAAGAAATTCTTAAGATTATTTGGAATAATTATAATAATATTAATGCGAAATATAATATTCATACCTCTATGATGTCAGTTATGAATTTGAATGATAATGATGAAAATACACTATCCAGATATTTATATAATAAGTATTTCTCAACTATTATTGATAGTATGATTAAAAAATATAATCTAGATATGAATACCAATATTGATAACAATAAGAGTGCACTTGTAAAAAATAACTCCCATAAAAGTGATAAAAAGAGTAAGAAAAAACATGTATTAAAAAAGATAGATAAGATGAAAATTGATAATACTAATAGTAAAATTCAAGGTATAAAACATGATATTTTCGAATATGTTGTATTGGATATTATAGATAACTTGTTAAAATCAGTAGTTATAAACAACAATGATAAATTTCACGAATGTTATTATACCCTATATCATATTATGAAATTCAATATTACACGTGTAAATCCTGACATTATACTGTTTGTCAATCATATTCTAGCAAAATATGAGGGTGATATTGATTTATTGCATATTGTAAGGAACGCGTTCTCAATCATTGAGAGAAATCATAGTTTATTGAAATATGCTGATATGCAATTATATGAACATCAAAAACAAATATTTACAATTTCTAAAAAAAAACATTCTAAAATTATACTGTATCAGGCACCAACCGGAACCGGAAAAACTATTACCCCGATTGGATTAGCAAAAGAGCATAAAGTAATATTTGTTTGTGCGGCTAAACATGTTGGGTTGCAATTAGCGAAATCATGTATTTCTATGGATATCCCACTTGCTGTTGCATTTGGGTGTTCTAGTCCAAGTGATGTAAGACTGCACTATAATGCTGCAAAAGATATTGTAAAGAATTTTAAAACAGGGGGTATATTTCGTGTAGATAATTCAGTAGGGGATAAAGTTCAGGTTTTAGTATGTGATATTAAATCATATTTACCTGCTATGCATTATATGTTGGCATTCAATAACAACCATGAAATTATCACATATTGGGATGAACCGACAATTACATTAGATTATAAAACCCACGAATTTCACGGTATTTTACAGAAAAATTGGTTAGAAAATGAGATTCCAAATATGGTGCTTTCATCAGCAACATTACCGTCACAAGGTGAATTAAGAAGTATGATGGAGTATTTCAAATTGAGGTTTAAAGATGCTTCAATATATAATATTGTAAGTCATGATTGTAAAAAAACAATCCCTATTATTAGTTCAAAAGGTGATATTGTATTGCCTCATATTATATGTGATACTAGTAATAAATTAAAATCTTGTATTCAACATTGTAAACAATTCAAGACAATTCTACGTCATTTTGATCTAAAAGAAATCGTGAGGTTCATAGAATTCATTCATGATAATGACTTATTATTGCGTAAGAGGTATAATATTAAGGAGTATTTTACATCTATTGATTTAATTAATAGTATTAGTATTAAAGAATATTATATTGATTTAATGGGTAGTCTTAATAAAAATTGGCATGACATTTATGAGAAATATATGGGTAATAATAATGTCAATGTTATGAATTCAAACATCCATATTACAACAAAAGACGCACATACCTTAACAGATGGACCCACTATTTATATCGCTGAAGATGTTGATAAACTAGCATCTGTATTATTAAAAATCAGTGAAATCCCCAAGGATCAAGTAGATAAAATAAGTGAAAATATTGATTTTAATGAAAAAATTAGAAGTAGTATTATTGATTTGGAAAAAGAATTACAAGAATATACTTATAAAATTATGGGTGGGGCTTCAAATGATGATGAGAAAGAGAAAAAACAATCACGGATGGATAAACAAGACCCAACTATTAATACATTGACGAAAAAAATCCAAGGATTAGGTTCTTGTCTAAAGAGGGTTAATTTACACGATATGTTTATCCCGAATAGACCAGAACATTTGAAAAGATATAATAAACATAATGTCAAAAATTCATTTACTTGTGACATTGAAGAGCAACATATTGAAAATATTATGTTATGTGATGTGGAACCTATTTGGAAAGTATTATTGTTATTGGGTATTGGTGTTTTCCGTTCTCATAAAGATATTAAATATCTTGAAATCATGAAATCATTGGCGCTACAACAGAAATTATATGTTATTATTGCTACCCCTGATTTTATATATGGGACAAATTATCAATTCTGTCATGGATATATGGGGAAAGATTTACAAAATATGACGCAGGAGAAAGTAATTCAAGCATTTGGGCGGGTTGGAAGGAATAGCACACAAATGGATTACAGTATTAGGTTGAGAAATGATGATGTAATTAATAAAATCTTCTTTAAAGAAGAAGATAAAATGGAAGTATATAATATGAATTTATTATTTGGACTTGATAATATCAATACTGATAACCATAACGAGATTGATAATATTTCAGTAGAAGTAAATTTTATGTGTAGTGATGATATCATAGTAAATAACCATAATACTACAAATAAAAAAAAATTACACGCATCCAATGATATTATTGAAGAGTGTGATAATGAAACAAAAGAAGATGAAGATAAAGAAGAAACGATAAAAACAGCATCGGGCTATTTGTCTTGGGAAGATTTTAAATATTAAATATTATGTAATAAATAGTAAATAACCAATAATTATAAAAATATGATACAATACAGAGTGAATACAATATAAAACAATCCGAATACAAACTAAAATTCATTATTATATATATAACGAATAGGATTAATAACCCTCGTTGAATATATTATTAAAATAATTATGATCATAAAATAAAACCATAATGGTATTTTATATTTGAATATAAATGCCCCAATTAGATAAGCAGATATAGAGAGAAATAGAGCAATAAACATGATATTCAATATATTCATTAATGTCTCAATTATCTTTTTTACTTTCAATAGTTTATTTCTGTTTTTATCCACAATATTTATGTATTTCTTTCCATTTTTCTGGACATCAATATAATAATGCCAATTTTGAACATGATTATTTTTCATGATTTTTTCTATAATAGGATATGGAATATAATAAATTATAGGATAATCCTTATAACAACCCACCACATAAACATCATCAAATTTAAGTTCATTGTCTGGTCTTTGTATCCATCTACCTGTTTCTGTAAAATAGTTTATATTTTCTATTAATATTTTATTTTGTGTCCATTGTAAAAAACGTCCTCCAGCATCAGGGCGGAGTCCAGCCTCAATTATTGTATTCCCAATATATTGTAAATTTACAATCCCTGTAAATGTTGAGAGATGTTTATGTAACCAATTTCTAACTCGAACAGGTGTCTTATTATTATTTGATATAAGTGTTTCAATTCCAATTATAGATCCAGGTATTTTTTGTATTTTATAATCGAGTTCATATTTTATAATCCCATTCGCTACTATAAAATCAGTGCTTCCTTCTTGTCCATCAATAACAGAAGACCAGAATAATTCTTTTATTGTTTCTGTTTCTTTATTATTATATTTCTCTCTAATTTTTATAAATTCGTTCTTATTATTAACAATAAAACAACCACGATTACCACCATTCAGGTTTATCTTTGGCTTTACAAAAACAGGGAATGATAATGGTATAATATTCATTGTGTTACTATCTACTCCCTGGCTTTTCATTACAAAATATTTATCATATACAAAATTATATGCTGGATATTTTGCATACGCGTCAATATCATTATTTATAAGTTCTTTATGGTAGTCTAATACAAATCTATTTTTATACTCATTCTTACTTAAAAAAATCATATTAAATATATATTATGGATTAGATATTTAATTATAAAAAATTTATTTACATTTTTGAACATTTAAAACACCTATTACTAATATGGCTAAGAAATGCATATAGCGTAAATAGGATATTTATGATAATTGATTTACGCAACTGTAATATTGTATTTTTCTCTCTGTATCCTAACAGAAACGCATATTAACGCATAAGCACGGAGTATGAAAAATCTTGCGTTTCTTATCCCTATGGATGAATTATTATTACACCTTTGGACATTTAAAACGCCGATTATTTTTATAAAAAATTGAAATAAATTGAAGTTATTATTTTAATTATAACAATAAGAAATGGAAAATATATTTACTCAAAGACATTCTGTTATATCGTCATTTATAGTTCCATGGATATTGGGATTAGGTTGTAAAACGCCAGAACAAGCAAAAAGTTACGTAAAATATGGTGAAACTTTAAATCCATTTTATTATCCTCTTAATAAAGAAGATATAAATGAAAACGGTGAAGAAAGTGTTTACTTAAGATTTATGAAAAGATTATTTAATGATGATAATATAGATTATGAATTAACACAAATTATTGGTGATAATGTTTATAAGCCTTGGGATTGTTTATCTGGCATATATCAAGTTGAAATTAATGAAATAATGGGATTAGTAGCAAGACCTAATGGTATAACAAAAAATAATGAATGTGTTGTTATGGTTGATGATTATTTAACTAAATTTTATAGAACAAATACAGAAGAAGAACTTAAAATAAAATTATTATCAACAATGGCAGTTTGGAAAGCAACAAAAGGAGTATATATTATTACGAAAATGAAAAAAAATATTTACATTACATTTGATAATACAAAATGGGAAGATATATATTATGTAAAATTAAGTTATGGTCAGAATCGGCGTTTTAAATGTCCAAAGGTGTAAAACTAAATATTATGTCTTAACGCTATCAATAATCCATTTAGGTAGAGCCGTAATGGATATAAATTTCACACTAAAATAAACAATATTACGAGATGTTCCTAAAATAAAATATAAAAAACTTATTATAATTAATAGGGCTGTGTTTCGGAACTAGCGAAAAACAAAATATATATTAGTATTTTATATATATATTTTGTTTTTTGATTTGATAGTTAAACTACTGTATATTTTACAATTTCGCTGGATTTCGGGACGTTTCTTATGTTTCGCTATTCGTTCGATCATTATTTTCTATGTGAAACACAGTCCTAATAATTAAAAATAAAATCAAAGAGATTTATAGTAAGGTTATACAATATAGATTACAAGTATTGATGAAACATCATTAAACACATTTATGATTATACTGAAATTTTATAAAGAATTAAGTAAAGGTGAAATCAAACAGAAAGTAAATAAGCATTCAAAAATACACTGGTATAATTGCTATTTCTTCAAAAGGTATAATTGGATATAAGGTATATAAAACGTGGAATTGATAGTAATAAGATGGTTGATTTTATTAACAAGTTTATAAATGGAAAATATAAAAATAAATTAATCATTTTAGATAATGAGTGTAGTCATAGAAATAAACGTATAAATGTTCAAAAGAGTAAAATAAATATTTTATTTATTAAACTATAAAATATTCTAAATTAACATATAACATATAATCTCACTATTACCATATCCCAATCAATTTATACTTTTCCATATCTATTTAAGAATTCGTTTTTTAACTCTTTTGGAATCTCATTAAAGTCTATAAGTCTTTTATTAAGTTTATACTGTGATAAATATTTTTCATCCTTCATTAATCTCGTCTCAAACAAAGAAATATCAGAGCATAAATTAATTGCCGTTTTTTTCCCGCATTTTGGGAAAACAGATGGGATATTATCAGATTTATCACCTAAGATAATTTTATATAACAATTCTTCTCTGCGACATTCAAACGTCATTTTATTATTTAATAAATTATATTTTAAATCATAAATATTGACCCGCTGTTGGACTAATTGAAGATAATCGAAATCACTTGTGATTATAATAATTTCATCATATGGCTCGGTTTCTAATACATCTCTCGAGTATAAGGCAATACAATCATCTGCTTCTAATCTTGGATATTCAAGAATAACAGCATTTGGAAGAGCTTGTTGGAATAAATTATTATTTTCATCATATACAATCTTGAAAAACTCGGCAGGATTATTTGGACTATCTTTGTAAGATAAGCGCGAACCTTTGTAATCATTATACAATTCTTTACGCCATATTGTTGATTGTGGACAGTCTTTACCAATATAGTACTGGACCTTTGTTTCAAGTGCAATATTTAATTTTTTCGGGATTTCTTGTATTTTAGTAATGAATGTTTGTTTAAATTTATTTACAAATTCATCATTCAAATGAAGATTATCATAAGGTTCTTCTTTATGACTAATACGCCACCAGTTGATAAGAGCAAATGTTCTATAGAATATGAAATAACTCCCATCAATGAAAATATGTTGAGTAGTCATAAGGTTATTTCTGTATAGGTAATGATTATTATCATTATTTATTGAATGTTTATTGTAATCAATTTTTATATTAAATAAAAATATTTCCAAATCAATTATAATTTGGTTATATTTTACATATTTTACATATTAACAATTATTAAAGCATATATATAGTGTAAATAGTAAAATTTAAGAGTATATTTTGACTCTTGTGAAATATAAAATTGAACTATAACTATTTAAAATAAACAATATAAAACAATATATAATATGTCAATTTATACCTGCGAACGTTGTTTGAAAGAGTTTTCTCAAAAATCATATTATGATATACATATAAAACGAAAAAATCCTTGTCATAAATATAATACAGAAAAAGTATTTGAAAAAAATGATAATAGTGTAAATAAAAAATTGATCGAAGAAAAAATAACTATTAAATCACTAGATTATAAAAAAATGGAATTACCTAATATTGAAATAAAGAACACTGATGGGATTACATATTTAAAAACGATAGAAAATAATAGTATTGATTTAATATTAACAGATCCACCATATCTAATATCGCGTGATAGTGGTATGAATACACATTATAATAATGTTAAATTAAATGAAGAAAATAATATTGAATTTATAAAAACAATAGAACAATGGGAAGAGTACAAATTATCTAATAAAGAAATAGTATTTAATGATAAACAAAAAACAAACTTTATAAAATATGGAACAATATATGGTAAAAAATATTGTGTTAAGACTGATTATGGTATTTGGGATAAAGAATTTACGGTTGAAATACTTGATAATTTTATAAAAGAATATTATAAAAAATTAAAAAAAGGCGGAACTTTAATTATGTTCTTTGATATTTGGAAAATAACTATATTAAAAGAGTTGTTTGAAAAACATAAATTTAAACAAATTCGTTTTATAGAATGGATTAAAACGAACCCACAACCATTGAATTCAAGAGTTAATTATTTAACAAACTGTCGTGAAATAGCATTATTAGGAGTTAAGGGTGGCAAACCTACATTTAATAGTAAATATGATAATGGTATATATATGTTTCCACTACAAGGAGGTAAAAAACGAATCCATCCTACACAAAAAAGTATATTATTATTTGAAGAATTAATTAAGAAACATTCAAATGAAAATGATACTGTGATGGATACTTTTCTAGGTGGTGGAACAACAGCATCAGCTTGTAAAAATACAAACCGTAATTTTAAAGGTTGTGAATTATCAAAAGAATATTATGATAAAATAACTATATTTTCCCAATAAAACATTTATTTATATGTTCCATAAACGCTATTGGGTCATACCAATAAGTGCTTTTTAAAGCATTTATATCATTAGGATTAAATGTTTCATCACCATCAATAAAATCTATACCAAATATTTTTAATTGTGGAATATTTGTCGCACCATAACGTTTTTTATATTTTTTAGTATCTTTACATATTTGGCGTTTTTGGAGGTTACAGTGATTACATAGGCATTGAAAATCATAAATATTTTGTGTAGTTATATTTAATACTCGTGGATCATTATATAAATCATTTTTATGATCTATAACTAAATCACTATTACTACCACAACAAACACAACCGGTTTTATAATGAAATGTTTTTATATCTTTTCGTATATTTCTATTATTTATATTATTATTATATTTATCATAACCATTAGTTCTTAATGAAACAACTGTATTTTTTTCTTTTTGTTTTTCCCATATAAACCTGGTATCATTGAAGAACTTTCCGTGACGACAATTTCCATTATTTGATAATTTTAAAGCTGTTTTTGATAATTCATTACGTGATATCCATTTTGATATGCCATATTTATTTGGTTGAAAAATTTCATTTACTAAAAATTGTCTTTTTGTTAGTTTTTTATATAAAATTTTGGGTTTCGGTTGTTTTGTAATAAACTTTTGTATCTTAATTATGCTTTTAATATTTTCATTATAATATTCTAAATTATAACAAAAGCTGTGATTTTTTGTAATATTATTTTTACAATAACGACATATTATATTGAACTTTTTAAGTCTCCTTTTTGTTTTTTTTAGTAGTGTCTCCTTAATAGGTTTGTAATCACTCATTTTAGAATCCTGTTCCTCTATATATTAATTTGTTATTTAATTTAAATACTTTTAAATTTCAAAGTTCAATTTTTATATTTAATAAAAATATAAATAACTCTTAACTAAATATATAGTTTGGTTCTATTTAATTATATAAAGTTAATAATATAATTAAATATAATGAAATGGTTAGAAAATAAATATTTAAATATGTCTTATAAAACATATGGCATTATAAAAGTATTTGATAAAATGGAAGATGAAATACTTGCTGTAATAAAATTTAATAATAGTTCATTAAGATTAATAAAACCAAGTAATATATGTAGTTTATTAAGGAAACGGGGATTTAAATTTGATGATTATGACAAAAAATTTAATTATTATAGTGTACTTTCTAATTCTATAAAAACCAATAATATATACGAGAATAATGATATTCCGGAATGGTATATTCCTGGAGATTTCTTTGATGTAATGAATAGTATATATATTACTTTATATGATTATTCTTATGAATTTGGATTTGATGAAAAATGGGATACCATATTTTCTAAATAATAGATTTTATACTTTCATATCCATTTTTATGGAGTTATGATATTTATAATTAGTAATTTCAATATCATCTAATGAATAATCATTTATATCATAATGTGTTCTTTTAATATTGATATTTGGGAATTCAAACGGGTCTCTCTGTATTTGTTGTTTTAAATAAGGAATATGTTCTTCGTATATATGTGCGTCACCTATTGTATAAATAAATGCCCCTGGTTTCAGACCACAGTGTTTCGCTATAATATGTGTCAATAATGAATATGAAGCAATATTAAATGGAACTCCTAACCCTACGTCACCACTACGCTGATACATAATACAATTTAATTCATCTTTTGAATTTACATTAAATTGAAATAAAATATGACAAGGTGGAAGTGCCATCTCATCCAATTGTTGAGGGTTCCAAGCACTGACAATTAGCCGACGAGAATATTTATTTTCTTTGATAGAATTAATATCACTATTTTTTAGTGCGTCAATAACATATTGAAGTTGGTCTATTTTTTTACTACCATAATGAGGTTCACGTTTATAATAATCATTTACCCTATTATATGAATTTATAATATCAAAGTCTCTAACATTAGGGTTTCGATAATCATATTTACCATTAAAATTACGCCATTGCCATCCATAAATAGGACCTAATATATCATCTGGATAGTGAGATAATCCACGACTAGCCATAAATTCGGGCGTTGAATTATCATTCCATATATTAACATTTTGTTTTTTTAATAATGAATTATCAGTATGACCTCTAATAAACCAAAATAATTCTTTTGAACATGTTTTCCAAGCAAGACGTTTAGTTGTTAAAAAGGGGATAATATTTTTATATTTTACAGTTCCGTCGTCATTCCTTTCTTTTGAAGATAGAGAGAAACGCATATGCGAACCAAATTGTGAAATAACATTTCCATTACGTCCTTTAATTAAATCTCCATCTGTTAGAATATTATTAATTAGATTTAAATATTGATATTCATCGTGGTAAAAAATACCTTTTTTAAATTTTGAAAATCGCACTAGCATATTATATTATTTATAATGGTCAAATCTTTAAATATATATTGAAATATTTTAATTTCACTAATTACTAATAGGGCTAATAAACGCATAGTTTTTCATACACTGTGCGTATGCGTTAATATGTGTTTCTGTTTAAGATACAGAGAGAAAATAGAATATTCTAGGCGCGTTAAATTAATTATCACAAATAATCCATTTATGTTATCTGCGTTTCTTAGCCCTAAATATAGCCCTTTTATTAATAGTTAAATTTAAAATTACTATAAATCATTCTTATCAAAAATATATTTTTAATTTGTTTTTGTCGTAAATAAGTTGTTTTAAAAGTTAAAACTATTATAAATCATATTATATTGTATTATAATATGATATGATATTTTTATAGTGTTTTTATTTGGTTATTCTAATTAATGTTTAATTATTCTATATAATTATTAGTTACACTAATTACTATAAGCTAACCCGCCCATACCACTCATTACGCGCAGAACATTGTAGTTAGTGGCATATACACGCACCTTAGAGGTAGAGTTACCACCGACGGATGCGTTAGAGAGAACAGTTTGCAGGGTTGCGTTATCGATACGGGAGAAATTGCAAGTGCCAGATGGTTGATGTTCTTCAGGGCGAAGACCGAAAGAATATACATTAATACCACTGTCTGGAGCACGTGTGTGATGTTGGAATGGTTGAACTTGGTCGAAATAAGTTCCTTCGCGTTCACTGAAGCGGTCTTGTCCATTGAGTTGAAGTTTAGCAGTGAGCACTGGATTTTGACCCCAACAATGCATGTTAAGAGCGGTCTCAGCGAGGACGAAAGCACCAGCATCAGAAACACCCGCGGCTTCTGTGCTATTCATATTTGGGTCAGGATAACCCCATTGTTCAGTTGAACTTACATCTACGGCACCAGCGTTTTGGAACAATCCAGAGATATCAATTACAGAATTGGGACCTTGAGCACCTGAAGGACTGTTGTAAGCATGGAGTGCGTTTGGTAATGCATCAATAGCATCAGTGTAATTGAATGGCTGAGCGCCAAATACGTTGGCTAATGTGTTACCATTCTCGAATGAAGCGCAATAATCTACATTTGCGTCTGCTTGGACTACCCATACAAGTTCTTTGCAAGGATGGTTGAAGTTCAATTTGATCTTGTTGCTTGAACTACCAACTGATTCATCACCAGTGAATTGGAGTTGCTCAATCAGGTACTCGTGTGGGTTTTGTGCCATACGACGACGTTCATCAGTATCCAAGAAAATGTAATCTACGTATAGAGAAGCAGCCACAAGGGATTTATTGTAAGCACCAGTGGTTGATTTAACAATAGTAGTAAGATTAGATACAGCCCATAAGCATTCATCAAGAGGACGTAATTCAATGTTAATCTTAACTTCGTGGTATTGAAGTGCGATAAGTGGAAGTGCTAAACCTGGGTTACGGCAGAACCAGAATTGCAGAGGTACATACAGGGTGGTCTCTGGAAGGGCGTTACGTGGGGCACATACTTGACGTGGTGCGGTAGATTCACAAGGACCATCAACATCAGCGAAACTTGGGTCAGTGATGTAAGTCAATTGTGTGGTTTGCCCAATCATTTTATGGTAACCTGCTTCTTGTTCAGAAGTCATGGTTAATTGATTCCAGATATGCATCCAGTCACCATATTGACGGTCGATACGTTGTCCACCAATCTCGATCTCAACCATGCTGATTAATTGTTCACCAGGGTAATCTAACCAACGTGCATAACTAGCATCAGTAGTTCTGATTTCTGGCAAAGTCACCTGGAAATAAGTGCGGTATGCTAAATCACCGTTACGGCTGATTGTGCATTGAACACGACGACCGAAATCGGCTTGACCGTTAAAGGTTTGTTCGATGGACTCCATAGAGAAGTTAGTGTGTCGGCGGTATGTTACTTTCCAGAAAGTGATTTGTGGATTACCAGTTAAATAGATGTCTTGCGCGCCATAAGCTACGAGTTGCATTAAACCTCCTCCCATTTTATAATATTCCTAAATATTATAAAATTAAATAATGAACGTTTAATTTAATTTAATTCCTTAGACCAAGGAAAAAATATTCTTTTTAAATTAATATTTTCTTTGATAAATGTAGTAAATTTTTCGTATAATAATATCAAAAATATAATTTATATATTTTCATACTGAAACTTATATTAATATTATTATTAATTAGGGATAAGAAACGCACGATTTTTCATACTCCGTGCGTATGCGTTGATATGCGTTTCTGTTTAAGATACTAAGATACAGTGAGAAAATAGAATATTCTGGATGGCGTAATTAAATTATCATAAATAATCCATTTACGCTATCTGAGTTTCTTAATCCTATTAATAATACATCTTTAATATATTATTTATCTGCTAGCGATGAGAACATTTTTTTTACATTAATATTTTCTTTGATAAATGTAGTAATATAATCATTGCTAAAATATTCCCTATTATTATTATGTGATTTTTTGAATGAATATAGGTCATTATTGTTCTTTTTTATGCTCCAACCATTTTCTAAAGCATTATAAATAAAAATCATACGTTGAATTGTTTGTATATCCATGTTCTTAATTGTATCTCTAATATCATGTAGTTGTTCTATATCAGTCATATATAATCTAACTTATAATATCAAAAAAATATACAAGGATAAACGGATTTTATACTAAATCATACTTTTAAAATGGGTTAACTGTATTAAAATAAACTATTAAAGATATTTAATATTAAAAAATTAATTGATATTATATTAAAATACTTTTAGATAGTTTAATTATTAATCATGTCATTTAAACCAAAAACCAGTAAAAAAATTAATGTAGCGAATAAATCAATAATGACACTTGATTATAAACATAATGAAATAATTAATACTATATCTAAATTAGAGAAACAAATACCTAAACTAAAAAAAGAGAAGAGAGAACTAGAGAGAAATATAGAAATGATAGACAATATAGATAAGAAATTAGAAGCGCAAGATAGAATAAATGAATTGAAAATAACTATCAATGAATATAAGAGTAAGAAGAAATATTATTATTTGGATAATTCAAAATATATATTTAATTATTTTGAAGATAAGAAAGATATAGTAAATGATAACAATAAGAAAAAAATAGTGGATAATTTTTTCTTTAAGAATAATGAAAATGATAGAGAATGTAGATATAAGTCGGTTTCTAAAAATTATACCAAACAATACCTTATGAATTTAGAGGATGAATATATTGATATACATGATTTTATGGTAAACCATGATAAATGTAAATCGTGTAATGGTGAATTAGTATTAGTAGAACAAGATGGTATGATGATATGCAACCAATGTTTTTGTCAATTTCAGTATATTAATGATAATGAGAAACCATCATATAAAGAACCACCTAAAGAGGTATCTGTATATGCATACAAAAGGATAAATCATTTTAGAGAAATACTCGCACAATTCCAAGCCAAGGAAAGCACAAAAATAGATGATGAAGTAATGGATAATATAAAAAATCAGATTAAAAAAGAGAGGATAAACCTGGAACAATTAACAAATTTAAAAACAAAACAAATATTAAAAAATTTGGGATATAATAAATATTATGAGCATATACCATTTATTAAAGAAAAATTAGGAATAAAACCTCCAAATATGCCAATTGAATTAGAGAATAAATTATGCACACTATTTATGGAAATACAAAAACCATATGCCAAATTTTGTCCCAATGATAGGGTGAATTTTTTGAGTTATCATTTTGTCCCATATAAATTATGTGAATTATTGGGTGAAGATAAGTATATCCCTTATTTTTATATGCTAAAAGATCCGATTAAGAGGATGGAACAAGACAATATTTGGAAAAAGATATGCAATGAATTAAATTGGGAATATATTCCAACAATCTAAATATTTTAGATATCCCTAATGCACCCTGATGCATCAAACCCTGTTCTACCCTTTATTATTTCATTCTTATACCCCATTTGGTTAGATATATGATATATCCCTGCTTCTTCATCATAAAAATCATAACTATAATGTGTATGACCAGCAACGAAATAGTAACAATAATTATCTATATCAGGGTTCTTAAACTCAAGATTTGTAGCAAATACTTCCTTGTATATCTCATTTTTATATTTTGGATGAGAAGTTCCTTCTATTGTAGTTGGATAATGTGTTATTATGACATATTTTTTTAAATTATCCTGTGTATTATTAAGGTTTAATGTTTCTAAAGTGTCTAATAACCATTTTTTATCGGTATAATGGAAATCATTATATATATCTTTTGTTATAGATACTTTCCAATTGTCACCATTTACACTCTTAATCATCTTGAGACAATTAGTATAATCCCGTGAAATATCTTTTGAATATATACTCCATAAAGTGCATCCAATAAAATAAACTCCTTCGTATAATTCCACATCTCTATCAAGCAATGTAATATTATTATAGTTTCTAAAAAATGATTTATATGAAGTATTTAATTTATCATATGTTTTTTTAGAGTGATAATATTCATGGTTCCCTAAAACATAAAATATTTTTACCCATTTATCGCTAACATAATCAAAAAAAGTTTTAAAACATGTTATATTAATTCTACCTATATCACCTGCTAATATTAATACATCAGCTTTCTTGTCTATCTTTGGAAATGTTTTGTAAAACTCAAGATGAATATCAGAATAAATCTGTATTTTCATGTTATTTAAAATGTTGTAATTATAATGCTAAATAGATTATAATTAAAACTTGTTTGGATATTTTTAAGTAGTTTAATATGTTTTATATGGCGTATTATTAAAGTATAATAGTTTTATAAATAGATATCACCTAAATATGGTTGATTATCCAAATATATTAATTTTACATACGGGGGAAACCTACGAGGTTAGCACCCATACCGAAGCCGGCACCTTGGCGTGCACTCACTGCCATTGCTGGTAAATAAGTATCCAAAATAGTGAAGGTTGCTGCGGCGGTTAATGCGATAAGTGCTACTTCATCCATTTTAAGGGATTTCTTTGGGATAGCATAGGCAGCAAGGGCTACCATTAGACCTTCAACCAAATATTTGATTGCTCTGCGAACTAATTCTCCTAAATCAAGCATTTTCTCTAATTGGTCTAGCATTTTATATATATATATTTCAATAAAAAAATTTAATATTAATTAGTCTAATTATTCTTATTTAATATTGTTTTCTTCTTGTTTTTATCATTGAGAATTAAATATATTTAAAATATATTTAAAATAAATAACGACTTAAACTAAAATAAGTATTATATTTTATATAATGACAACTCAAAATAGTTACATTGATTTATTAGATGAAGATAAACAGATCGCGGGACAGAAATTTGCTTGCATTTCATTTGTATCACCGGACAATATATTGAAGAAAAAAGAACTATTTTACTTTGAGAAGTTCCTAAAGCATTTTGATTTTTCTAAATCTATGGAGAAATACCAGCAATTTACTAATTTTATTAGTTATAAATATAACATTAAGTTCGATGATGTAATGAAAGATTTCCAAGAATTTTTAAAGACAGAACAAGAGACGCTAAAAGAGACTGATATTGATTCTGAATATAAAAACTTTGTAGATAAACATGAAGAAGCACTTGAAAATGAATTCGGTGAAAGTCATAATTACCAAACAAACGTGAGAGGTATTAAAATACGTGGTAGTTTTCCTTCACAGAAAGAAGCAGAATTACGTGCTAAATTATTGAGAGAACAAGATCCTAACCATAATATTTATGTTGGACCCGTTGGTATGTGGATCCCTTGGGAGCCGGAGGCATACAAAACAGGACGTGTTGAATATCTGGAGAAGGAACTTAACCAATTGATGAGTGAAAAGAAAAAGAATGAAGAAAATGCCAAGAATGAATTTGAAAGACGCGTTAAAGATGCTAAAGAAAGTGCTATTGAGGAAAATAAAAAATTAGCACTGGAAAGTGGAAATAAATTAACTCAAAATATTGATGAACAAGGCAATTTGGTTGGTGTTGCTAATATGAATACAACTGAGAATGCATTAGTGTCAAATGGTGTTGTATCAAGTGCTGATATTAAAAATGAATTATTCAATACTGATGATGTTAAACGTAATGACTAATCAATATGCATTGATAAATAATAACTAATAAATAATTATGTTGACATACACATAATAATATATACTACGTAATAAGTATTAAATAATATACAATAACCAATAAATTATATAAAAATAAAAAATAAAATTTATATAATTTTTAGAGACTAAATTATAATAATGATAATGATAACGCTATATAAAAATTATCTTGTATGATTGTATTTTACATATTAATTATCTAATTAATTCATTATATGCTAGTTCGGGAGATTTATAATTATTCAAAATAATTTTATTTAATTCTGCTGGAGTAATATTTTTATTACTTATTATTTTTTTACCTTTATCATCAAATAGATGATTGCATTCTGTATCATAGAAAAAATTAAACATATCAATTATCATATTGATATCACAATATCCCACCATAAGATTTACATCAATCCTCCCTGGACGAATAAATGCACTATCTAACTTATCTGGGTGGTTGGATGTTACTATTAAAATACGTCCGGGTGTTTCTAATATACCATCTAATAAATTAAGAATAAACGATAAGTTTAATTCTTCACCATCAGAATATGGGTTCTTATCTTTTTTGAATTCTTGTGGTTTGGCATTATTTATTGTATCAGATATAATATTATTTGTTGTAAAATTGGAAAATTTTGAATTACCTCCCATGGTATCATTACATATAGGTTGTGGTGCGTTTGTCTTATTGAATGAAGCATAATTACTACTTATTTCACCACAATAAGCCAGATTATCTTTATTTTGCCTATCAATACCAAAATTCATATATCCTCCCCTTACCTGGTTCATACCATCATATCCGTCACTATTATAATTACTAATATTTGTATGTGTATTTGTTATATCTCCATTGTCTTTACTATTAATATCATTATCTTCTTCTCCATTGTCTTTAATATTAATATCATCATTATCTGTTGTATTATTTACTTTAACCCTCTCATTTAATACATCTGTTAGGCAATCAATATCTTCAATTACATAAATTCTTTCATTAATAGGGATATTAAATCTCTCGCTTCTACCATTCTGTAGAATACTAACACTTTCATTAAAAAACAAATCTCTTAATTGTGTCTGTGTTGTATCTTTATTAAATTTAATATTAAAAACGTGCCTTTTGGAATCCTTTGATATTGCTTTAATAAGTGATGTTTTTCCAGTTCCGGGTGGTCCATGAAGCATAATACCTAATGTGTAAGGGATACCCTTTTCTTTATACCATTCTTTATTATTAAGGAACATATCAACACGTTCTTTTACATTTTGTAAATGATGTCCAAAAATATTAGACAATGATTTATTTGTATAAAATGGCGTCATTATAAAATTGAGATTTTTTGGTGCCATATCAAAACGGATATTCTTTGAATCATCTAACGGTAATGTAACATGTTTCTCATCAAAATAGAATTTCTGTTGTCCTAGTTTATTGTTCTGTTCATGCATATATTGTTTTTTCATCTCATCGATGAAATGTTTTAATTCAGATAATTTCAAATCATACGAAAATAACTCAATAATATAATTAGTTTCATCTTTATCCGAGGCAATATCATTAGATACTTTGCAATAAACTGTTTCATTTATTTTAAATATTTCATCATTTATTACTGTAAAATCTTTTTTGTAGTGTAGAAACTTAGCATTATTATTATGAATGACATAGAAATTAATGGAATCAAAAACCAAACTTATATCATTATTATCTCCTCTAACAAGTTTAATTGATGATATTATTTCTCGTTTTTCATCAATATTAGTATTCTTTATATTAACCATTTTTTCAATCTTTGCCTTATTTTTATTAATATAATTATTAATATGTTTCATCATATATGATTTAATGTATGGTAATAGCGCCATAAAATTCATTACTATTATACCAAATATGATTTGTGAAGCGGTAACATCATTTTTCATACTCATCATACTTATCATATTAGTACTCATCATAGAATTCATCATATTATTTGGTGATTGTTCCATATAAGGGATTGTATATAAATTAATTATCATATATTTAAGTAATTTATATATACTTATTTTTCACATGTATGTATTCATGTATATTTTTGCATCTTGTATTTTTTAAGTTTGTATTTTCTAATTTATTTACCATTTATTTTTCTTAACATTAATACGTGGTCCTTTTTTTGTAGTCAATGCTTTAGGGTCGTATATATTACCATCATCATCGTCATCGCTATTTATATCTTTAGACATCTCCCAAAATTCTTTAGAACCAATCTTAAAATCTGGACGTGTTTCGGCTTTATACCAAAATATTTGCTCATCTAATTTATTAGTTTTTGCGTTATTATTAATAACTAAACATTCATAATTTTCAGTGCATTGGTTCATAACTTGGCAAAATGATTCGAATGTTGGGAACATACCAGCATAATTATCGTATATTCGCTTTCTATTATTAATGTAATTCTCTCTCAATATAAATACATAATCTATATTTGTCCTGAGATTAGGAGGGACACCAAGCGGGTATTGCATAGTTATAACAAGCATCACTTTCCAATGTCGTCCGTTCATGAACAATAAGCGCATAACCTTATCACGTGACCATGCAGCATCATATAGACAATCATCTAATATAACGAATGTACGGGGATCAATATTAGTCTTTCCATATGCCTCTTTTTCTTTTTTAACACTCTTCAATGCCATCTTTTGACGTTTTAATATATTCTCTATAATAACTGTATTATACTCATCATGTATAAATAGTTTAGGCACATGTTTGCTAAAAAATCCATTACCTGCCTCAGTTCCAGATATTACTGTCCCTACAGGGATATCCTGATGATAATATAATAAATCACGGACTAAGAATGATTTACCTGTGTCACGTCGTCCAATTAAAACAACCACAGGACCCTTATTTTCATTTGGGTTAAATGTTATTTGTTTCATATTAAATTTTTTCAGTTCTAAATTCATCGATGACATTTTTATGTGTATATATTACAAAATAATATATATTATTCAATTATTGAACTTATAGATATATTATTTATTAATAATGAAATAGATTAACATTAATATAACCCAAATAAATTCTCTAAAATATATTATTAGTTTAAAGATAAAATACATTTTATAATATAACTTTAATGTTTAGCATAAATTATAAAAAAAATAAAAATATAGAATTATACAATTCATTAAAAGGTGTAAATAACACATTTTATAAGATCCAAAATTATAACCCTATATATAAACTTTTTTTTTCACTTAATGACACAAATTGGAACTCTATAAATCTAAATGAACGTAATCATTTGAGAGAAATTATAGAACAAATAGATAATACTAATTATAAGATTAGATTAGAAAATGGTATTGAGAGAGAAACGTTTCTAAAATATTCCCCTCTTATTGATCCAATAAGATTTTTAGCAGGTAAATTAGAAGATATATCACTGAATGATATATGTGTTTTACCGATACATAATTATAATAATAGTGATAGTGACGGAAATAAAGTAAATGGAGAAAATATAAAATTAACGAATGATTACATCAATGTATTTGATTATTCTAAAGAGTTATTCAAAAATAAAGATTTTACGAAATATGTAAGTAATAAGGTAAATACTCCATATAATACTGCTTATACAGAATCATTTTTTTCATATTTATCGAGCCAGATATTAAATAATAATAATTTCGTGCATGGTGTTGATTTTTATGGTTCTTTCACATGTATAAAAAAAGATTTTATAGTCAATATTGCGGATGACTTGGAAGCATTACAACAATCAACATTTTTCTTTGATAAATGTATTGGTAATATAGTAAAGGTTCAAGATGATTTTAATGAACTTATTAATTTTGATACTAGGAAAAATAAGAAAAAGATTATATTAAATAAAACAGAAACAGCATTCTCTGTAAATAGTTGTGAATCATTTGGTGATATATTTAAGAATAATAAACAATTTGTCAGGGATGAGAAACAAATAGAATTGAAAGATATCAGAGACATTGATAAATTTATAATAAATAATGAATTAATTAATGATGACAATGATGACAATGATGAGAGAAGTAAAAACTATGACAATGATAGTGATAGTGATAGTGATAGTTACGGCGGTGGTTCGAATACTACACATAGCACAGAAAATACTCATATATTTGATACTATAGATAATGAAGACGCTGAAGATAATAAAGATAGCAAAGAAAACAAAGAAAAAACAAAGAATATTTCTATTAAAAGTTCAATATCTGTAAATAGTAGATCCACAACTGCTAATAATTTGGAATCAATATATTCTTCTTCATCTTGTGATAGTGGTTCATTCGGGACATCATTAGAAGATGAATTTTGTGGAATATCCATAGATAAATTTCCAATAAATGTTATCTCACTTGAAAGATTACAAGATACATTAGATAATTATATGAATAATAACATTATAAGTCCTAAAGAATGGTTGTCTATACTTATGCAAATAATAATGACACTATTAACTTATCAAAAAGCATTTGATTTTACACATAATGACTTGCATACAAATAATATTATGTATAATGAGACAGATAAATTATTCTTATATTATAAGTTTGATGATAAGTATTATAAGGTACCTACATATGGAAAGATATATAAAATAATAGATTTTGGTAGAGCTGCATTTAAATATAATAATATTCAAATAATGTGTGATGCTTACAATATAGATGAAGACGCATATGGACAATATAACCACGAACCATTTTTTGACAATACTAAACCCCGGGTAAGTCCCAATTTTTCGTTTGATTTAACGCGGTTAGGGTGTTCTTTATTCGATCATTTTATCCCAGATGAGATGGATATAGATAGTTATAATGGTATTATTGAAGATTTAGTCAAGGAATGGGTAACGGATGATAATGGGAGAAATATATTATATAAATCAAATGGAAAAGAGAGATATCCTGGATTTAAATTATATAAAATAATAGCAAAACGTGTGCATAAACATACACCTGAAAATCAATTAAATAAAGAAATATTCAAGTCCTTTAATAGGTTATCATTAGATATACAGAGAGAATTGTTAAATGATAAAAATATATTATTAATGGATATTGATGTTCTTAACAAAAATTAATAATAACCTTTTCTAATAATGTTGTCATATATATTTTGTGTAAAGTTATACGAAATATATATTATTGTTAAATGTAATTAATTATTATAAAGAGTTAATAAAATAACCTATAAAATCATTTAATCAGTCATACAGTCATATAGTCAATCAATC